TGGATTACCTGTATTCGACACTCCAAAAAAACCAATCAAAGGTATAGATGGTGAAGATATAGATATAGGAGTTATATCACATTGGGAAAACGAAGTAGATGGATTGCATGATGACCAAGATGGTTTAAACGAATACTATAGACAGTTTCCAAGAACAGAGAAGCATGCCTTTAGAGATGAAGCTAAAGAATCTTTGTTTAATTTAGGTAAAATATACGAGCAAATAGACTATAATGAAGATCTACGTAATACTAATGTTGTTACACAGGGTAATTTTCAGTGGGAAGGTGGGATTAAAGATACTAGAGTGCTGTTCGTGCCTAGCAAAAGTGGAAGATTTTTTGTTAGCTGGGTTCCTCCAGTTACACTGCAAAATAGATACAATATAAAAAATAACGTTAAATATCCTGGTAATGAGCACTGTGGAGCTTTTGGATGCGATAGTTATGATATATCTGGTACAGTTGACGGTAAAGGTTCTAAAGGATCTTTACACGGTTTAACTAAGTTTTCAATGGAAGACGTGCCGCCTAACTTATTTTTCTTAGAATATATAGCTAGACCACAAACAGCTGATATGTTTTTTGAAGATGTTTTAATGGCATTAGTTTTTTATGGTATGCCTATACTAGCAGAGAACAATAAGCCTAGACTATTATATTATATGAAAAGAAGAGGTTACAGAGGTTACTCTATGAATAGACCTGATAAGGTTATGCATAAATTATCTGTAACAGAGAGAGAAATAGGTGGAATACCTAATTCAAGTGAAGATATAAAGCAAGCTCACGCGGCAGCTATAGAGGATTATATAGAAAACCACGTTGGTTTACTAAATGAAGGTTATGGTAACATGTACTTTCAAAGAACTTTAGAGGATTGGGCAAAATTTAATATAAATAATAGAACTAAACATGATGCATCTATAAGCTCTGGTTTAGCTATGATGGCTTGTAATAAACACAGATACACGCCTGTTGCGCAAAGAGTAATATCTAAAGTATCTTTAGGTTTTAGAAAATATAACAATTCAGGTCAAAATTCAAAAATAATATAATAAATGGTCTATAATACTAATAATAGCATCTTTCCAGATCAGGTGGTACCTGAAGAAGAAAAGAAATCATTTGAATATGGTTTAGCTGTTGGAAACGCTATTGAACAAGAATGGTTTAGAAATAACAGTGGTCAAGATAGGTATTCCTATAATTTCCAGAACTTTAATAGACTGAGATTATATGCTAGAGGCGAACAGCCTGTACAGAAATATAAAGATGAATTATCTAATAATGGTGATTTATCTTACTTGAATTTAGACTGGAAACCAATTCCAGTTTTATCTAAATTCGTTGACATAGTTGTCAACGGTATGACAGATAAAGGATATGAGATTAAATCTTTTGCATCAGATCCTTTCGCTACGCAACAAAGAACTGATTTTGCTTTTAATGCTTTAAGAGATATACAGCAAAAAGAAAACATAGAAGAATTAGCTAAATTAACAGGTAAAAACTTTTATGCATCTGCAGAGCCAGAAAGCCTTCCTAATGATCCAGGAGAGCTTGATCTTTATATGCAACTTAATTACAAGCAGAGCGTTGAAATAGCCGAAGAAGAGCTAATAAATAGCGTGCTAGACTTCAATAAGTTTGATGAAACTAAAAAAAGATTAGCCTATGATCTAACGGTATTAGGTATAGCGGCTAGTAAAACTAGTTTTAACTTAGCTGAAGGTATTAAGGTTGACTACGTTGACCCGTCTAGTTTAGTCTATTCAGCTACTGATGATCCTAATTTTGACGATATATATTACGTAGGTGAAGTTAAAAGCTTAGCACTTCCTGAGATTAAAAAAATGTATCCAAACTTAACTAATGAAGAGTTAGAAACGATACAAAAATATCCAGGTCGTCAAAACTATTCTCAAAGCGACTGGCAAGTTAATAGCGATGTCAATCAATATCAAGTGTTATTCTTTGAATACAAGACATATCAAGATCAAGTATTTAAAATAAAGCAAACAGAACAAGGATTAGAAAAAACTCTAGAAAAGCAAGATACGTTTAATCCTCCTCCAAGTGACAACTTTGAAAGAGTTTCAAGATCTATTGAGGTTTTATATACTGGAGCAAAAATATTAGGCATGGGTGATACTATGCTAGAATGGAAAATGTCTGAAAACATGACAAGACCATCCGCCGATACTACGAAAGTTAATATGAACTATTGTATATCAGCGCCTAGAATGTATCAAGGTAGAATAGAATCTTTAGTCAGTAGAACAACAGGTTTTGCCGACATGATTCAATTGACTCATTTAAAATTACAGCAAGTTTTAGCTCGTATGGTTCCCGATGGTGTTTATGTAGATGTTGATGGCTTAGCTGAGGTTGACTTAGGCAACGGAACAAACTACAACCCTGCAGAGGCATTAAACATGTATTTTCAGACTGGTACTATAGTAGGTAGATCGCTTACTCAGGATGGTGAGATGAATAGAGGTAAAGTACCTATTCAAGAGCTTCAAAGTTCTTCTGGTATTTCTAAGATTCAAGCTATGATATCTACATACCAGTATTACTTACAGATGATACGTGATGTAACCGGACTTAACGAAGCTAGAGATGGAAGTACACCTGATAAAAACGCATTAGTAGGACTTCAAAAACTAGCGGCAGCTAATTCCAACACAGCTACCAGACACATACTACAGTCTTTAATGTATATAACTATAAGATCTTGTGAGAATATAAGTCTTAGAGTAGGTGATATGTTACAGTTCCCGTTAACTAGACAAGCTTTAATAGGCAGCATTAATAGCTTTAACGTAGCTACATTGAGTGAGATAGATGAACTACACTTACACGACTTTGGTATATTCTTAGAATTAGAGCCAGAAGAAGAAGAAAAAGCTCAACTAGAAAAAAGTATACAAATTGCATTGCAAACGCAAAGTATTAGTTTGGCAGATGCCATAGATGTTCGTCAAATTCAAAACATAAAGCTAGCTAACGAAGTAATAAAGTCTAGACAAAATAAAAAAGCAGAACAAGAACAAGCTGCTCAAATGGCTAACATACAAGCTCAAGCTCAAGCAAATGCTGAATCTGCAGAAAAAGCAGCTCTATCAGAAGTTCAAAAACAACAAGCATTAGCCGAAACAACGGTTCAAATTGAACAAGCTAAATCTCAAATGGAAATCCAGAGAATGGAGCAAGAAGCTTTTATCAAAAAAGAATTAATGGCTGAAGAGTTTCAGTATCAATTAAGACTTGCTGAATTAAATATGAAGGCTCAAAGAGATAAAGAAGATCAAATAGAGAATAGAAAAGATCAAAGAATAAAAATGCAAGGCACTCAACAGAGTGAACTTATAGATCAAAGGCAAAACGATCTGCTACCTAAAAACTTCGAATCAACTAATGACGGCTTAGGCGGTTTTGATTTAGAACAGTTTACCCCAAGATAGGGAATTATTAATTTTTATTATATTATATTATGTCAGAAACAAAAGAAGTAAAACAAGAAGGAGAATTTAAATTAAAAAAGAAAACTCCAAAAATTAAAGGCCAAGGAAACATTGTTCCTGAAGTTACTAAGATAGATTTAAGTAAAAAAACAGAAGAAGATGCCATTCAAGTCGGAGAAACAGAAAATGTGGTTGATGATAAACAAACCACAAATTTACCAGAAGTGGAAAAAGAAGTACGGGACGACTCCAGTGAAATTACTAAAGTTGATCTCAAAGAAAAAGTAGAATCACCTTTAGAATTAGTAAAAGATGAAGACGATAACCCTGAAGAGATCACAATGGTTGGAGGCACTGAAAGTCCCGACGCCTCACAGGAACAAAAAGAAGTACTATCGCAAGCTCAAACACAAGACTACCCAGAAAATGTAGATAAACTTATTGAGTTTATGAAAGAAACTGGTGGAACTATTGACGACTACGCTAGGCTTAATGCTGATTATAGCGACGTTGATGGAGGAGCATTATTAAAAGAATATTACAAACAAGCTAAACCGCATTTAGATTCAGAAGAGATTGACTTCGTGATTGAAGACTCTTTTAGTTTTGATGAAGATTTAGACGAAGCAAGAGACATTCGAAAGAAGAAACTTGCGTATAAAGAAGAAGTTGCAAAAGCCAAAAGCTATTTGGATTCGCTTAAAGATAAATACTACGCAGAGATCAAGTTGAGACCTGGAGTTAATCAAGAGCAACAACAAGCTACTGACTTTTTCAACCGATACAACGAAGAGCAAGCAGCTAACAAAGTTAACCAAGACAGGTTTATTAGCCAAACAGACGAACTTCTTAACAACGATTTCAAAGGTTTTGATTTTAAAGTTGGAGAGAAAAAGTTTAGATATGGCATCAAAGATCCAGTTAAGGTTGCAGATAACCAAAAAGACATTTCCACGTTCATCAAGACGTTCTTGAATGACAAAGGAGAAGTTGTTGATACAAAAGGTTATCACAAAGCTTTGTACGCAGCGCGAAACGCAGACACTATTGCACAACACTTTTATGAGCAAGGAAAAACAGACGCCATAAAAGGACAGATTGCTAAAGACAAGAACATAACTACAGAACCTAGAAAAACACAAGATGGTAATGTATTTGTAAATGGATTTAAAGTAAAAGCGATTACCGGGCAAGACTCTTCAAAACTTAAAATTAAAACAAGAAAATTTAACAATTAAAATTAAAAATTATGGCAATAGCACCTAATTTTGGCTCGATCGTACCATCGCAGTCGCAACAATTACTACAATCGAACTACTTACAGTTCAACAACAACACGTCTGACTTTGCTCAGCAGTATCTACCTGAAATCTACGAACAAGAAGTAGAGCGTTATGGAAACAGAACATTATCTGGATTCTTACGTATGGTTGGAGCTGAAATGCCAATGACGTCAGATCAAGTTATTTGGTCAGAACAAAACAGATTACACGTCGCTTATGACGGGTGTACTAACGATGACGCAAACGGTATTGGAATTCCAGTAGGAGCTGGTATTGTAAACGTTATCTCTCCCGGCCAAACTATCGTTCTTTTAGATGCAGCTGGAGTTGAATTAAAAGCTGTAGTTACATCTTCGAACCCAGGAACTGGCGCTCTAATCGTAGCTCCTTATACTGCTGCTAATACAGCTGCGCTTGCTGCTACTGGAATTAAGATTTTTGTATACGGTTCTGAATTCAACAAAGGATCTCAAACAACTAACTGGGACGGAGCTGCTGGAGCAATCACAGGAACTACTAACGTTAGCATTGATCCTACGTTTACTCAATTTAGCAACTCACCAATCATTATTCGTAGCAATTACAGCATCAACGGATCTGATATGGCTCAAATCGGTTGGGTAGAAGTAGCTACAGAAGACGGAACTTCTGGATACTTATGGTATCTAAAAGCAGAATCTGAAACTCGTTTACGTTTTGAAGACTACTTAGAAATGAGTGTAGTTGAAGGAGAACTTGCTGCTGCAGGATCTGGAGCTTTAGCCGGAGGATTTAAAGGTACGCAAGGTTTATTTGCTGCTATCGAAGATAGAGGTAATGTAGAAACAGCGTTTAGCGGAGCTAACTTAACTGACTTTGATAACATCTTAAAGAATTTAGATACTCAAGGAGCAATTGAAGAGAACATGCTTTTCTTAGACCGTACAACTTCATTAGAAATTGATGATATGTTAGCTGGTCTTTCTGCAGGAGCTAACGGAGGTACTGCTTATGGGTTATTTGAAAACTCTGAAGAAATGGCATTAAACCTAGGGTTTAGCGGTTTCCGTAGAGGATCTTATGATTTCTACAAAACAGACTGGAAATATCTAAATGACGCATCAACTCGTGGAGCAACAACTGGAGTATCTTCTATTGAAGGAGTATTGGTACCAGCTGGAACTTCTACAGTTTACGATCAAATTTTAGGAACGAATATCCGTCGACCATTCTTACACGTGCGATACAGAGCTTCTCAAACAGAAGATCGTCGTATGAAGTCTTGGTTAACTGGATCTGCTGGTGGTGCTTTCACTTCTAGTTTAGATGCAATGGACGTTAACTTCTTATCTGAAAGATGTTTAGTAGTACAAGCTGCTAACAACTTTGTATTGTTCAAAGGAGCATAAACAATTGGTAGACTTACCCTCGTTGAATCTACGAGGGTAATTCTTACCTTTATTAAACTATTAAATTTTATTATATTATGGCTAAAAAAGAAGTAATTAAAGATATATCATGGGAAGTAAAAGACAGAACTTATTTACTGACCGGGAGTAATAAACCGTTGACATTAAAAATTCCATCAAGACACAATGCTAGACACGCTCTACTGCATTATGATGAAAGTAATAATACGCAACGTGAAATAAGATATGCAACTAATCAAAACTCACCATTCAAAGACGAACAAGGTGGAGAAGCAACATTAGGGCATATTGTTTTTAAAGAAGGAAGCTTGTTTGTTCCAAAAAAGAACCAAGTTCTTCAAAAAATATTATCGTTATATCACCCACTAAAAGGAGTTATATACTCTGAGTTAGACGTAGTGGAAGAAGCTAAAGATGAACTGTTAGACTTAGAATTAGAAATCGAAGCATTAAACCTAGCTCAGAACATTGATGTAGATCAAGCTGAAGCTATAATGAGAGTTGAGATCGGATCTAAAGTATCTGACATGAGTTCTAAGGAGCTTAAAAGAGATTTATTGTTATTTGCTAAGCATAACCCTAAACTCTTTATTACACTAGCTAATGATGATAACGTACAATTAAGAAATTTTGCAATTAGAGCAGCTGAAGCTAAGATAATTAAACTAGCTGATGACCAAAGAACATTTACTTGGGCCTCTAACGGTAGAAAATTAATGACAGTGCCTTTTGACGAAAACCCATACTCAGCTATGGCATCTTTCTTCAAGACAGACGAAGGCATTCAAGTCTTTCAGTCTATAGAGAAAAAGTTCTCTTAACATGTAATACTATAAGGGAGGCTAACGCCTCCTTTATTTTAATAATAATAACAAATGGCTATAAACGTAAATACAGTATATCAAACTGTTTTAATGATACTGAATAAAGAACAGCGTGGTTATATGACACCGACTGAGTTTAATACAGTAGCAACTCAAGTACAGTTAGAAATATTTGAAAAATACTTCGATGATCTTAATCAGCAACTACGTGTTCCTCAAGCGGATACGGATTACGCAGATAGACAAGAAAACATTGATGAAAAACTAGCTATTTTTAAAACATTCGGCGACGCAATATATACTACTATTGGTGGCCTTTCTTATTTTGTACTACCTACATCAGACACCTACGGTGACGTTGTTTCTTTTTATAGATTAGGTAACGTACTATATAACGATGAAAAAGTTGTTCAAAGGCTTGATAGACATGAGTTTTACTATGCTAATCAATCTAGATTAACTAAACCAAGTACTATAAATCCAGCTTATCTTTATGAAAACCAAAAGCTTTTTATAAAACCAACAACTATAACAGATAAAATAAAAGTAGACTACATAAGAAAACCTAATAACATAATATGGGGATTTACTCCTGGCCCTGTAGGTCAATACGTATGGAATGATACGCCTTATTCTTTAGTTGATAACCCAACTGGATCTACTGATTTTGAAATACACGAATCAGAACAAACTGAAGTTATATTAAAGATATTATTATATTCTGGTATTATAATAAGAGATCCTGAAGTAGTGCAAACAGCTGCTGCTTTAGTGCAAGCTGATGAAACTAATAAAAAAAGTTAAACAATGGCTATACCTAATAACGGTTTAATAACCGAAACTAACTCACAATATTACTCTGGTTCTCAAACCTTTGAAGCTCCTATAGTAAACTCTACTATAAAAGCTACTTTTGATACTGATTTAATTTTTGGTAGTTACGATCCAACAACCGCTGGATATAATTTAAACAACTTTA